CAGACGATGGGACGGCTGGAGCATCAGCAGAATCTGGAGTTGATGAACTCATATGGGTTGCTTCAACTGCGGCTCCCGGAGACTGGGCTGAGTTAATGTGTGATGGTAGCAATTACTATGTTTATGGCGTAATGCATGACAACGACCATATGACACTAGCATAAACTGAATAGATAAAGTTAACAGTAATTAGAACTGTGGGGGTTGTCGTATAAAGGATGACCCCCAAATCTAAAAGGAATATTATGAATTGCATACATTGTAAAACACCAAATCCAGAACAATGGTTCTACTGTAGAAGCTGTGGAAAAAAAGCTTCTGAGTCTGTTTATACTACTAATTTATTTATGCAGAGCGAGATAGGTAAGAGAAGCGATATAGAATTTTCAACTATTAGTATGGACAGTCACATAGAAAAAATAAATAAAGATAAAATTGCTAAAAGTAATAAGTTCTGGAAAGAAAAAGTAAGACAGGCAGGAATACAGAATGTCTAATTTTGATGTACAGATACAAGATTTAATTGGAACCTTTTCAGACCAAACTGCTATGGATGATTTCATGACAGCAGGTGCTAAAGAGGTTATAAACGCATTGCCATTGTCAATGCTGTACAAGTGCTCAGATAAAACAACTTTAAACGACTCATCAAGTACCTTGGCAAATGTTGATACAAAAGGCAGAATACTAAGTGTTTTAAGAATTGATGCAGATAGCAGTGGAATTCAAAGACCATGTAGATATGTTGAGAGTTTTAAAAGAGGAAGAGTTCAAGATACTGTAGATATGGAGGTTGCCACAGTAACAGACCCTGTATATTTACTTTATGATAATGTGTTAGAGGTATACCCTACTCCAACAGCAAGTCAAACAGCAGATGTGCAATTTGTTTCATTTCCCACTATAGATGCTAGCGGTGAAAGCACAATAGCTAATTTCCCAAATGAGGCAGAGCACTTGGTTGTTTTATACGCATCAATAAAATGTTTAGAAAGACAAATGTTTTCAGAAGAAGACATGGAGCTGTATATGCCTGTAATAAAAGAATTAAAAGAAGATTATAATAGAGGAATAGCAGAAATAAAGGCTTAACATGGCAGTACATTCAATAAGCGTAAAAGAGTTAATAAGCAGGGTAAGAATGGTTTTTCCAAGTGCACCTGAAAATTATATATTAAACTTAGTTAATGATGCTTTAGTTGAGATAGGAACTTATAATGTAAAAGTTGTTCATGCTAAAATATCAACGGTTGCTGACAGATTGTATTACGATTTAGCAGATGGCTCAGTTGACTCATCTGATAATAGACTAGAGGCAAATCAAGTCTTAAGAGTATACCTAATGGACAATGAGGGTGACTACATACAAATACCAAGATTATTAGATAAAAATTTACTATTAGCTGATATAACAAGCGAATCTAACTTAAACATACCTGACGGAGCTTAACTATGGCAAGTAATATAAAGTTTCCAGAAAACCAAGCAATGTATTTTATAGAGGGCGACAAGCTAGCTCTGGTAACAAACGTAGATTCTAATGGAAATCAAAGAACTACATCAAGAAAGCAGTTAAAAGCTATTTCTGAAACAGTTACAGACGGTATATTAATACACTATTATGCCGCACCCAATACAGTTAACTTGGCGTCTGCTACGTTAGGCATTGACAATAACCTAGAATCTGCAGTAGTAGATTATGTAAAAAAATGTTTATACATGGATAGAGCCGGTGCTTCAACAGAAGCAAGCTTAAGTCAGGCATCTATGGCTATGGCTAATAAACATGAAAGAAATTTTAAAGAAGCTTTGAAGAGACATGGAGTAAGGAAAAAAGATAAAACTGGCGGTAGCCGTGTTCTTAGAGTTACGAATTTAGTTTAACCAATATAGATGCTTTTAAGCGGTGGTGGAGGAATATAGGATAAATTATGTCTGATATAAATAAATTTACTAGTAAAGAAGTACTAAATAAAGTACTTCTAGATTCTTCCGGCAACTCAGTAGCCGCTTTTTCTCACACAACACAGGAAGCCTTAAATGCGGCTTTGGATACCACAAACAATAGATTAAACGTATCTTTAGCTGGAGGTACAATCTCTGGCGATGTTACTATAAGTGGCGATTTAACTGTTGCAGGTTCTGGTTCAGCAGTATATGATGAGATTATTCAAGGCAGTCTTCATATAGAAACCGATGATGCTCCTAGCGATAATAGTGCATTAACTGCTAACACAGGTGGAGATGAATTAGTTATAGAAAATAGCGACCATGCAGGTCTTAGTATTTTAACTCCAGATGATAAAATAGCAAATATATTTTTTGGAGATGTAAGCGATACGGCTAGAGCTGGATTACAATATTATCACGAAGGCGTAGACAGCGATGAAAGATTGCTATTTAATGTTGCTGGTGGTGAAAGAATGAGACTTACAGCCGCTGGTATGTTAAAAATAGTACAAGGTACAAATTTTGCCGCAAGCAGTAATACAACGGATAATATATACTTAAACAGCCTTGGAGCTTCTTCTGGTAATGGTAACTATGGAGCATCAATAGGCTTTTCAAGAGTTTCTGGTGGTGACAATAAAAAAGCCGCTATTGCCGTAATCCAAGATGGTAGTGATGCAGACCAAACTGGCTTATCATTTTGGACATCTAATTTAACTAGCACTGGTGGTGATGCTACTGAAAAATTTAGAATTGAAGCTGGTGGTGATATACTAATCAAAACCGCAGATGCTAAAATAAAAGCAGATTCAACAAATACATTAAATATACAAGCACATAATTTAAAGATTCTTGGTTCTGGCGGTGAAGAAAGATTTCACTTTCAAAGTGAAGGCAATTCAAACCCTAGTGAATTTTCTATGAAAGGCGATACCGAGAACACCATGATTAAATTGAATACTAATGGTGATTCTTTTATTCATGGAAAAAGTAACTCGGCAGTAAATTTAACTATAACATCATTTGCGGCTAATGATGGTAAAATACCAAGACTACAGTTAAGACATTCAAGAAGTAATACAGTAGGAACTAATACTGTTCTTGATGCAGATGATTTTATAGGAGAAATAGCTTTTCAAGGTTACGATGCAAGTTCTGAATATAATACAGGTGCTAGTATAATTGCTAAAGCTGGAGCAACATTTACTACATCTGAAGCACGAACTGATTTAATGTTTAAAGTTGCAAGTGGTAGTAAAGACCCAGCAGAAAAACTTAGGCTTGGTCATGATGGCGTATTATATGTTGGAGGATATAGCGGTTTAGCCGCCCCTGAGCTAGTAATTAAATCTAATACAACTGGTAATGGACTAGTTAATGTTGTCAGCTTTAGAGATTCTGCTAATGCTCAACAAGGTTATTTAGGATATGGCTCATCAAGTCATGGCAATCTTAATCTTTATAATGCTTTAGGTGGTCTAAATTTTTACGCTGGTTCTGCTAATATTAGATTTGCACTTGACGATAATTCAAGAATCTCACTAAGCAATAATGACTCTGGTACTAATAACACAATATTTGGTAAGGGGTCTGGGTTTTCTATTCCATCTGGTGCAACACCATCACCACAAGACAACACTTTTATTGGACATGAAGTAGCCGCCGCTGGTACTATGACAAGTGCCGCAGATTCAAATACAGGTGTAGGGTTTAAGGCTCTATCTCCCCTTACTAGCGGAACTCTTAACACGATGGTAGGGTATCGAAGCGGATTTAATATAAATACAGGAAGTAACAATACCGCTTTAGGAAGTGATTCTTTAAAAGATTGTAATGATGGCACATTTAACGTTGCAATAGGGAGGTCGGCAAATTCAGCAAATGCTGGTGATTATAACGTAGCAGTTGGAGCATACGCATTGGAAGATAACACCGCTTCCAATAATACTGCTATTGGATATTTGTCTGGTAAAAATGTTACATCAGGCAGTGACAATACTGCTCTTGGCTATAATTCATTAGGTGGTAATGTTACTACTGCTTTGACTGGTGATGATAACATTGCTTTAGGTGCAAACGCTGGTAGAGATATACAGGGGTCAGCCGAAGCAAATATTCTAATAGGAAAAGATTCTGGCGATTCTTTAACTACAGGAAACTTTAATGTTCTTATTGGAAGAGATTCTGGCGAGTCTTT